GCCTTGCGGCCCTCGTCTGCCTTCGTCTTGGGGTTGGGTGCTGGAGCCTTCAGATTCGAGCCTGTGGCGCGGTTGTACTTTGCGCGGCCTTTCGCGGTGAGCCCAGCGCCTTGTGACACTGGGAGCTTCTCGCCGCGAGAGACCGAGAGGTTGACTTGTTTCTTAGCCATTGGACTCTTCAGGAGGAGGCAGGAATGAGCCGTCTGGCTGTTGAATCCAGCCGGGACCACAAGGAATCCCGTCTACGTTGACTAGCGTAGTGCCAGCAGGAGGCGTGTACGGACTTGTGCCGTCCCAAATGATGACACCCTGAACAATCTTGGTTAAATCATCAACAATAGCGTATCGCATGATTAGAAGTAAGTTGTAACAATTACGATTCCATCCGCTCCATTACCGCCAGCGCCAGAATTGTTTGTGGAATCAAGTCCTGCTCCGCCGCCACCGCCGGCTGCACCATAAAAACCTCCATTGCCACCGTTCCCACCATTAACGCCAGCAGTGATTGACGAGCCTCCACCTGCCCCTGCGCTACCTGCGATTGCAGTATTAACAAACGAGTTTGAGCCAGTTCCACCGTTTCCTCCGCCAGCCAATCCACCAGTCGCTTGACCTCCAGATGCGAACGTGCCTAAGGCAACTCCACCAACTCCACCATTTGCAGCTGTTGGAGTAGCTGCTGCCAAACCTCCTCCAGATCCGCCACCAGGACAACCAACTGTAGTATTGTTTCCTCCAGCACCTGCTCCAGTTCCTCCAGTTCCTCCATTACCACCTTGAAACATCGCTCTAGCAGAGGCAGATGCTCCCGCTGGCCCCGATGCCGTTGTCACGATTCCAGCTCCGCCTCCGCCCTGCACAATCACCCAACCCCCAAACGATGAATTTGTGCCCGCTGTTCCAGCATTACCATTAGTAGCATTTACAGTAACAGACGCTCCACCTAGTCCTTTTGCTCCTACTGTTACAGTTTCAGTTGCACCAAGTAGAGTTGCACTAAATGTGCGAGCAGAATACGAGCCCCCACCTCCGCCTCCACCTCCAGGTGCAGTACTACCTGCGCCGCCTTTGCGACCAGATGCTCCGCCGCCGCCAGCAGAAATTACAAATACATCAACTGACACAGCCCCTGCTGGCTTCGTCCACGTTCCGCTGGAAGTGAACACCTGCACGTCTGTTGGCGTTGCGCTCCCGCCGGTGGCCGCAATCGTAATCGCCCCGTCCCCGTTCGTCACCGTCACGTTCGAGCCTGCCGTCAACGTAGCCTTGGTGAGGCCGCCTGCGGCGTTGCCGATGAGAAGCTCTCCGTTCGTGTAGCTGGTCTTCCCCGTTCCGCCAGACGTCTCAGCCAGCGTTGCGGACAGACCAGCCGCCGTGCCGGTCGTGTTCTGGTTGAGCGTTGGGACGTCAGCGGCTTGGATTGCCGACATAACAACGTCCGATCCGTTCCCGCGAAGGTACTGACCGGAGGTCGTTGCGCCGGCGAGGTTGTCCATTGCAGCCTGCCGGTTGGCAGACTGCATGAAGGAGTCGATGTCAGAGGATACTGTAATGTCAGGCATATGCTTTAGGGTCTGATGTACCGGTCAACGCCGCCTGGCCGGCGATAGTAGTTCGTTCCGCCACCAGGGCGCAGGTAGAACGACGCAGCGGGAGGCGGCCCTGGAGGGGTCACCGTGGGCCCCGCAGGCGTCTTCGAGCGTCGTCTTGAGAGGTAACGAATCACAGGCCAGCGCCGCAGATGAAGTTAACCGTCGTTCCGGAAGGCGAGATGATTGCAATGACGTTATCGTCCTCGAACTTGCCAAGGGACACTTGGCTGCTCGGCATGACGATGTAGTCAGCGGTCGTTGCGGTAATCGTGCCCTGCCCGATGCGGACGTACACCGGATTGGTTGAACCGGTGTTGGTCACGCAGATGCTGCGGGTGCCAGATTGGATGCTGTACTGGGCGGAGGTTCCAGTTGCTGACTGGGTTTGTCCGCTACCGTAAGAGGGATTGAATGGGAGTGTCATATTAGCCTACGCGATACCATTTTTGGATGACCGGCTCGAACCGGAGTGTGAAGAAGCCGTTTGCCGCGAGAGTCGTCGGAACGCCGCCTCCGACCGCACCGTTCAGGTTCACCGTGAGCGAGGTGATTGTCTGGGTGGTGTTGACGAGAATCTCTTGGTTTGCCACGCAGCCTGAGACCTGCGGGAGTTGGATCGTCAGCGAGGCCACTGTGCTAATGGGGGTAAGCACCAGCCACACGCTGTTGTTCGTGCCGCTGATGGCGACCGTCGAGCCGCTAATCGGCGAGGAGTACTGGATGACCTTGCCATCGTTGACCGTGACGTTCTGCTCAATGAAGTCAGCCACCACCGCTGCGGTGCAGTTGTAGTCGAGCCCGTTCTGGTTGACAGCAAACAACGTCGAGGGGCTGATGCTGTCGACGTTATCGAGATTTTGAATAGCCATGTTAGAGGAAGAGAAGCTGACCGTTGGGTTGTTGCTCGATGGGGGCGATGGACGGAACCGGCAAGAACGGCCAGTCCACATCCTTGTTGCCGGCGCCAGCAGGCATCTGCGAAGGGTACTGCTGCTGAAGGACGTTGGCGCTCTGCATGAGGAGCGTCTGGTAGCCAGCAATCGCGCCTGTCTTGGTGTCAGGCGAAGGCGCTTTGCCGTACTGCGGGGCGATGCGCATCGCCAGATTCAAGATGATCGCCTCGTTGGCTGTTAACGGCACATTGGTCTGCGTGTCGAGGTCAGCGTTGTCAGGCGAGTTGGTCAAAGGGTAGCCAATCTGGATGGCTTTCGCGTACCACTGCGCCACCATGGCATCAAGCCGGCGCACCGCTGACTGAAGCTCGTCGGGCGTGAGGTCAAACACATAAGACGCCAACCCGAGTTCCTCAAAAGCGGCCTCAACGAACTGGCGTTTAGTGTATCCCATGCGGTTATTTGCGCTTGCGGCGCGGTTTGTCTTCTTCTTCGTCTTCTTCAGCCAGCAAAACCGGCTCTCCGGCAGCCTCAGGAGCAGGCGCAGCCTCGGATTCGGGCTCACTGACCACAATCTTCACTTTCGGCTCGTTCTTGAGCCTTACAGCGGCCTCAACGGCCTTGTTGTAGGTGTCCACAGCCTCTTCAACACTCAAACTCCAGCCCAAAGAGATGGCTTCATCGAGTTCGTCTTGTGATTCGACGCCGCAGTAGTCGTAGGTGCCATATCGCGCAGGGCTTTTGCCTGGCGAGCGGTACACCATGATGGGGAAATCAGTCATTTTTTCAGTTTGCCGACGGGTTTTCCAGCCGCTTGCTTCGCTTTGCGAGCAGTCGAGAGCGCGATTGCAATCGCTTGCTTCTGCGGTTTGCCGGACTTCATCTCCTTGCTGATGTTCGAGGAGATTGTCTTCTGTGAATAACCCTTCTTAAGCGGCATAAGTCCTTGGTTTCAGTTAAGTTAAGGGGATGGCCCCGAAGGGCCACCCCCCGTTTGCGGGAACTATACCTGATTGAACAGGATGATACCACTCATTTCGGGCTGCTTGTTGACAACCCCGTAGAACGTGTCCACACGATACTTGGTCGTGAGAGTGTTCTGGTCGAAACGCTTGGTCATGACGAGCTCCAACCCTTGGTCGGTTGAACCGCGCATCACCGCAACGCCGGCGTTGTCGGGGAGCGAGTAGCGGCCAGGGAGGATTTCAATCGCGTCCTTGTGCCAGAAGCAGTTCACAGGAGCTGCTGCCGTGTTGAGGAGCGTGATTGCCGCGTTGGCTGCCGCCGTAATAACCACGCAGTTTTGGTTCTGCGCGGAAGCCGCGTTGGCAACCTGGTTCGAGATGATCGGAGGGCTGATGACGATTGCTTGGTTACCAGCAGCAGGCGCACTCGCCGAGATGACACGGAAGGTCTTAAGCTGACCGGTGTCGCCTTTGGTGATGTGGTGCACTGCGTTGATGCCAGCGATCGTGAACGCGTCGCCTGCGGCCAAAGCCCCAGCGGAAACTGCCACCGTCAGAGACTGGAAGCGGTTATCTACGTTGAGCCGCTCGGACGTCGTTGGCGAAGTCGAGATGGCTTTCGGGATGTAGTAGTTCGCTGCCGCGTTGGTCGTGTTGATGGTCGCCGTAGCAGACCCAGCAGACAACCGCACCGCGTAGTCGAGCTTGTAGATGTCGAAGGACGCTACCATCCCAACGTATGCACGCTCATACGCCTTGTCGGACTTCTGGTTCCCGAAGGAGCGCGA